TAATACAAAACGATGGAACTACTACCACACCCATAGATGACACTGTAACAGGAAGGTCAACCAGTTCATATTTTAGAGACTATTTAATAAATTTACCAGCAAATACAAGCTTTCCTATAAACGTAAGAGTGTCCAGAACAACTGCTGATACTACAAGTCCAGAGTTCACAGCTTTTAGCTGGTCGAGTATGACGGAGGTAATATTTAAGCAAAATGCTTATCCTGATACTGCTCATTTAGCTTTAAGGTTTAGTGCCGAATCTTTCCCAAGAATCCCCAAGAGGTCATTTAGGTTAAGAGGAATCAAGACAAAAATTCCTCATAATGCAACTGTTGATATTGCAACTGGTCGTATAACTTATACAGGAACTTTCAACGGAACATTTAAAACTGATAAAGAATGGCACTCAGACCCAGCTTGGGTGCTTTGGGATATTTTGACAAACACCCGCTATGGGCTTTCAGTTGCAGAAAGTTCTTTGGATCAATATACATTTTACAATCAATCTGTTTATAACAATGAATTAGTAGATGATGGAGAGGGTGGTCAAGAGGCTAGGTTTGCAATTAATGTAAATATCACTCAACAACGTGAGGCTTTTAATTTAATAAATGATATTTGTTCAGTAATGAGGGTCATGCCATTTTATGCGGCTGGCTCTATTTCAATATCTGGAGATCGCCCATCTGACCCTGTTTATCAATTTACTCTTGCAAATGTAACCGAAGAAGGATTTTCTTATAGCGGCTCTTCACTAAAGACAAGACATACTGTTATTAATGTTGGTTATTTTGATCTTGAGACAAGAGCTATAGACTATGAAACTGTAGAGGACACCGCAGCAATAGCAAAATATGGAACAGTTATAAAAACAATTAAAACTTTTGGTTGTACTAGTCGGGGTCAAGCCTCAAGAATGGGAAAGTGGTTTTTATATAATGAACAAAAATCTGGAGAATCATGCACATTTAAAATTACTCCTGAGTCTGGAACTTTGGTAAGGTGCGGTCAAATAATTTCTATAAGTGATCCTGTAAAAGCTGGACTAAGAAGAGGTGGAAAAATAAAATCTGCAACAACTACAGCGATTGTGGTTGATGATTCAACAAATACAGATTTAGATGCAACTAACAATGCAACATTATCTGTAATTTTGCCTGATGGTTCACTTGAAACAAAAACTATTTTAAGTATTTCTGGCACAACAATAAATGTCAGTTCTGCTTTTAGTGCCGCACCTAATCCAAACTCTGTTTTTGTAATTCAAAACGACACTTTAGAGACTACAACTTGGAGAGTAATTACAGTAAAAGAAAACTCAGATTTTACTTTTGATGTCACCGCTTTAGCTCACGATTCTGCTAAATATGCTTTTGTTGAAGATGGCGTTGCCTTACCAACAAGAACAACAACAGTTTTAACATCAATCAAAGATGCTCCTAGTAATTTGGAAGCTGAAGAAAAAATTGTTGTTATTGATAACAAGGCAGTGAGTAAAATATTTTTAAACTGGCAACCTGTTCTAGGTGTTAATAAATATCAGGTTCAATATAGATTCAATAATGGTAATTTTATTACTCAAAATGTTATGAGTAACACTTTTGACATAGAAAATAGTCAAAAAGGTACTTATGAGGTTAGGGTTTTTAGTTTTAATGCTATTGATAAACCTAGTGCAGAGCCAGCCATTATTACTGTCAATGCTTTAGGTAAAACAGCCCTTCCAGCAGATGTACAAAATTTAACTATAGAGCCTTATAACGATGATTTTGTAAAATTAAGATTCGATAAATCTACAGATGTCGATGTCATTCACGGAGGAAATGTTGTAGTGCGTCACAGCAATCTCGTGGACGGGACTGGTACCTTTACAAACTCTGTTGATCTTATAGCAGCGTTATCTGGCAACATATCAGAAACTTTGATCCCAGCGATTGCGGGTGAAGTAATTCTTAAATTTCGTGATGATGGAGGCCGTTTAAGTTCTGGAGAAACTTCTGTCATAATATCTCCACCAGACCAGCAGCCAAAGTTAACAGCTTTTACAGACAGAGAGGATACCGATTCACCGCCTTTTGGAGGAGCAAAAGTAAACACATTTTTTGATTCAACACTTGGCGCACTTACTTTAGCTTCAACAACAACTATTGATGAAGTCACTGCACTAATAGATACTTTATCCCAAATAGATTTCTTAGGTGATGTAGCACCAACTGGAACTTATGAGTTTGCTAATCCATTAGATTTAGGGTCAACAATGGATACTAAGTTAACAAGGCATTTTGTTACCGAATCTAT